ACAGGCTGGGCCACGTTGTCTAGGGCGCGCTTGTCTGTTGTTGTCCACTGCTCCCAGGGGATAAAGCCGTTGTCTGCTGAGCTCGTTACGCCAGAGCCTGTGTTGCTGTTCTTAACCCAGGGAAGAACTAGTCCCCCCTCTGTCGCTCCATTAACCGTAAGGCCCGCGCCTGAGACGTTGTAGCTTGCGTCTGTTGCGCGGATCGGAATGTACATGACGACCTGTCTCCTGACGGGAGACAGGTTCATGTCTGGACAGTGGTACCAGTCGCCCGTCGTGTGCCCCGGCCCTCCGCCGTACCACTCGACTCGGATCTCATCTCCGTTGTGCGCGGGAGATCCCCCAGAAGAGTCATACACCTGAACCTTTTCATCGGCTCCCATCGCATTTGGCGAATGACTAACGTAGTAGCCTTTCCAGCTAGCGATTCTCTCTGAAGGCAACAGGAAGTCAATCTGGGATGAGGCTGTCTGGTCTGCGCCTTGAACCACGGGTTGCCAGTGGTCGTGATCAAACAGCATCCAGATCTTAAACTGAGTAACCGAAAACGCTGACGATCCAAGCATGACGGTCCCCGACGGGACGATTACAAGCGGCAAGAGCCAGACGTTGTCGTCAGAGGCCACCGTGTAGCCGTTCGGGAAGACGTACCCCTTGCTAACAGGAATCCAAGGATCAACGTACCAGGTGACGCCATCTGCGCTTGGCGTGTAGTTCTGAGGAACGTACTTGCCTGCGATGTACCGGTCGTCTTCATCACGCACAGACCTGTCAATTCCGCCGCCGCGCCCGTACCGCAGGATGTACGCAGACGACGATTTAACGTCGTCGTCTACGTCTACCCAGCTACTGGTGTACTTTTGCGCTGCGTCAGTAAGGGACTGCGTGTCCGTGCTTCCCACAAGAAACAGCTCTTCCTGGCTACACACTAGCCACGGGTGTGTGATCCGCCCTTCTGGGTTGTCGGAGTCTTGAACAATACCCGGGAACGAGCTCGTGTCTGAAGAGCCTCCTCCTCCGGTTGCCGTCGCGTAATAAGCGCTAGAGGTGTAGCTCCAAAAAGACCATTTGCTTTGCGACAAGCAGATCGTGAGGTTTTGCTCAGGTACTGTGATCAACAGCGCTCGAAGCTCAGGCGCATAGGTGCAGTTAACGTCGGAGCCCTGCATGTAGAGCGTGGTGTGAGGCTGCTCAGTCTGTAGCGGGGTGTAGCCGTTTTGCTCGAAGAAAGACGTGAGAGGGTTTGACGCGTAGTCGGTAAAGTACGCGTCTAGCCTTCCGCTGCTCAGCCTAATCTGTAGATCTCCCGAGTACGTGTAGACGCCCGACTTGTCGACAAAGAACAAGGCGTCTAAGGCTCGCGTAATAGCCGAGGGCCCCACGCACCCAACCGTGTCAGACACGGGCATAAGCCGACCTGCTGACACCGTGGCACCAGTGGATGGCTGGTAAACAAACGTCTCGTCTGACGTGAGGATCAACAACTGGCCGTTAAAGTCAGCCATTGCAACAACGTCGTTCTCGGACGGGAGGACAATGACGTTATCTGTTCCAATGGCTGTGGGATCGTTGATGTCGCTAAAAAGGATCGTCCGGTTAACCGCGTACACTAGCCGGCTTCCAAGAGCGCACACCGCGTCAGGCGTTCCAACCTCATCCGGCCTTAGGTAGGCGATAGACTCGCCCACTTCTGTAGTCGGGACACGAACGGTAGCCTGCTGTACGAGAGATGACTCTCCGTACGGGTTTGCCCACTCGTGGTAGAACTCGGAGTCGATCGTTCTAAACCGGGCCTTTTTGGGCATGGTTGCAGGCACGTAGTACATGAGCCCTGTTCGTTTTGATCCAAAGAACAGGACGTTGGTCTCGCCGTTGTGGGCGTACTCTTGAAAATAGAACTGCTCGTCGTCTGTGGCGCTTACCCACTTTTGAGCGTCTACTTGCAGATCGGTGTCGTAATGCGCGTACCAGGACTCCACGTCTTGGCCCAAATTACGGCTTGTTGCCGTGACCTGGCCGCGCACGTCATTTGTAGACGTGTGAACGTAGATCGGCTCTTCCCAGCGCGCGTCAGTCGTAATGTCGTAGATATTGACGCAGTACAGCGGCATTACCTGGGTTTTGTCCGCGCCGTCACCGGTATGGTTGTCGCAGTAAAAGACTGACACTATTTGGTCGTGTCCAAACGACGTGCTGATCAACGCAGACCCAAGGTGCTTCTGGTAGCCCCACTTTTGAGCGATCCGACTAGCCGCCCTAGAGGTGTCCGTCGTCTTGTTTTTGGGCATCTGGGTGGTGAACTGCGTCACCTGACCAAAGCCCTTACGAACTCGCCAAGCGTCTTGGCGGTACAGCATGTTCAAGGCGAATGCACCTCTGGTCGGGCCCACAATGTGGGTGCCCTCTTCGAGGAGCTCAACTTCCTCGCCTGCAATCGCCATTGTGCCCCCTAGTAGAACCCGTGTCCGGTTCTCACAACGCTGACGTACTGAGCGCCTGAAGAGTTCCGCGTGTTGAGGTACTCCGTCAACGACGCAACCCTTTGCTGCAACTGGGCCATTAAGGGCTCGTTAAACGCGCCATCTAAAATGGCGTACTGCTTGGCACCGAGCAACGCGATCACATCGTGGTACATAGACAAGTTGTCGATAAAGGAGGTTCCCGTCGTCCAGTCCACGTATCCAGCGCCTGGAGCACCGCCTCCCGAAATCGGCTCTGGAAAATACTTGAGTCTCAGAGTCGCGTTGTATGACGAGGGGAACCTAAGTGTTGTGTTGTCTAGCAAGAAGGCGTCAGATGCTACAGTTAACGACTCTTGCCCCGTCAGCGGCCTCAACGGCTGGTTGAGGGTTCCGTCCGAGTTCACAGTGTACAACGACACGAGCTTCCTGAACCTCGGATTGGTTAGTCCGGCGTCCGCCCCGAAGATCCTGACCGCGTTCGTTGTATCCCCAAGGTCGTAAGACGAGGCCGATGCGATCACAATGTCCACGCTCGCTGTGTAGATGTTTTGATCTACCTGACTGACTATCCACTGAAACTCCCTGTAGGCCTGAGCCAGCATAGTCGCGACCATCGCGTCGGTCACAAAAGTCTGATCAGGCTCATCGATGTACTGCCGAAACATCGTCGTGACTTCGCTTACGATCACAGAACACCTCCTCCGGGCGTGCTTGTCATAAGCGCCTCTCCCCGGTTAGCGGTCATGCTCTCCGCCGCTGTTGCGCTGCCGGGAGGCTGCTGCCTTGGGGCCATTCCACCCGGAGGCGGCTGCGGTGGCCCCATGGGGGGAGGGGCCATGCCCATGGCAGGGGCCGGTGGGCGCGGGTAAACAGTCTGGCTTTGAAGAGCCATCTCGAACGCCTGCTGCGGCTGGCCAACGGTGTTGATTGACACCAAGATCTCCGACACCTTGTCCTGAGCAGCGTCGTCAAGGGCGTAGAACTCAGCGGTCTGCATGAACTCGGTGAACACCTTTCGGAACGCGTCGAGATCATCAGACATGTAGATCTGAGGCTCAGCGCCAAGCTTAGCCGCCTCAAGCATGTCTTGGGCGTGAGCAATGCCCCGAACCTTCTCAGACACAAAGGCGTTGCCAGTTCTAAAGCTGAGTTCGTCCATCGCGATCTGGGGATCAAGCAGCCCAAGCTGCAGCAACTCAAGCACCTTCGCGTCGCGGTCCTGCGCCTCATGGCGGAACAGCGAGCCGGCTTCAATAAAGACCTCAGGATCTATCGCCAGGTCGGTGTTCTTAATGGCCTTAAACGCAGCGCGCCCAGTGCCATCAAGCATTCGGATCATCTTGGCTTCGGTGTAGTAGTGCTTCATAAGCAACAGGGCGCTCTTGGCCATTGAGGCTACAGCGGCCTCAATGGCGTCCTGCGTGCCCTGTAGCTGGCTCGTGTCGTAGGAGGCCAGGGTCTCCATCGCCTTGCCAGAGGTTACGCCCACCGCGCGCTTACCAAGAGTCACGGAGTGCAAGCCGGCTACGTCGCCCATCTCGCTTTGAATGCGTGTGATGTTGTCGATGACGTGGCTTGGGATCGGAGCGGCAGGCATCTGCTGTGGCGCACCGCCGCTGGGGTTGTAGTAGATCTTCTCACCAACACGATTCGTAATCGCGCTCGTGGCAACGCCAGCGGTCTTGGGGATCAACCACTTGGGATTCGACATCAACTCGATGTTGTGGATTAGCTGGGTTCTGGCCTTGTTGTACAGCGTCTGCAAGTCGAGCAAAGGAGCCAGCAGGCTCAATCCCCAGCACCGCCGCGGGATAGCCGTGTACCTGATGATCTCCACCGGGAAGGCCTCTACAGGAAACATCTCCTTGTACAAGTACGTGTTGCCCATAACGACCGCGTGACGCCCGTCGCGCCAGTACACCTCAAACACCTCAATGCGAGGTGGCGGCTGGACACCAGCGTTCAGGTTTACGGCGTCTTCCGAGTCACGGTTAGACTCGGGCGCTACAGCGATAGCGGCTGCGTGATCTGGGTAAGCCTTCTCAAGCTCAGCGCGCGGGTAGTAATGGCGAAGGGCAATCCACTGTGAATCTTCAGGAGCAAGCACTCCGCTCTCAAAGAAGATGTTGTACGCGCCAAACGTCTCCACCTTTACGCACTTCTGATCCGGGTCGTAGTACGTGTGCAAAGCAGCGGTTCCAGTCGTCAGAAGCCACTCAAGCATCTCCACAAGAGTCGTCTTAACCTTCTGGCTCTGCCAAAAATACTTAAGAGCGAGCTCGCTAGTCTGTGCTTTGACGATGTCTTCATAAGAAGGAGACGCCGGCACGACGGCGGTAGACGGATACGCCATTGCCAAACGCGCATGCACGTTTCGGTAGACGTTCAACAGGAGGTTGACCGTCACCTTAAACATCTGATCCGCACGCCCGGGCAGCACAGGTGCGTACTGACCAGCCCGCTCGTCAAAGTCTAACCACTGACGGCCCTCAAGAAACATCAGGGTCAGATCCCAAAGACGCTCGTCAATGCGCTTGTCTTCCCGGGAGGTGACCATCATCCCCTGAATATTGGTTGGCCATTCCTGCATCACCCAGTCACCTTCTTGTACCTGTTGAATATGCTGAAGTCGCCAGAAGACTGCATCCTGCGAGCGACATGAGAAGGCATCCCCACCCAGGCATTAAGGTCATCGTCGCTCAAGCCCATAACCCATGCGTCGTACGCCGCTTCGCGATCAGCCGCTTGCTGAGCCTTGTTAGCAGCCGAAGCGCCGCGAGAAGCCGCCGCCAATTGAGGCACAGCGGCCATGACATCAACGGGCTGATCAGTCGCTATCTGAGCGGCAGTCGTTCCGGCTAGGTTCGCAAGCGGCATAATTGCTGGGGCAAGGGCGGGGTTTGCTAGGCTTAAGCCGGTGCCGATCACGTTGCCGATCACAGCACCAGTTTGGGTGGCCTCGGCGTTTGACCTGGCCTCTTCCATCTGGCGCTGCTGTTCTTCGCGAGCTTCACGGTCTCGGCGCTCTGCCGCCATCCGCATCAGTTGCTCGCTGTTCTGGCCAATGACTCCAGCGACTGTGGCTGAGGGTGGGGCCGGCCCAACGGGAAAAGCCCCCGGGGACGGAGGCGCTACTTGAGACTGCAACTGCATCTGAGGGGGCTGGCCCGCTAAGCCCTGACCGAACATGTAAGGGGGCATGTAGGTGCCCGGGCGCGCTAGTGACGGAAGCTGGTTCCGCGGCATCATCGATGGCTGCATGTACATGGGCTGAACCATTACCCCTCCCTAGCACCGTAAAGAAGCTCCTCAATTGGGTGGATGTCCCGATGGGGGACATCCTCCACTTGTTTAAGCTCAACGCGTTCCCGCTTGATCTTAATAAGCAGGAACGCGTTGAGAAAAGCCAGGACAGACGCCCCCAGCAGCAAATTCAAGATGATGAGAGCGTCTGTCACTTCGAGCCTCTAGGTGATGCTGATACCGCAGAGGATCGCGTTGGCGTTGGGCTGGGTACAAACGAGGTTGTAGTACCAGCACCAGAAGCCGCGCCAACGGTCGCGTCGCGTCTCTCGCAGGATGGTGGTCCCGTCGAGATCTGCAAAGCCACCAGACTTGAGCTCGGCGATCTTCCACGTCTTCGTGTTCAGGAACATCATCGCCCCACGCGGTGCGTGACGCGCGTACTTGAGCGGGATGTTGCTGTA